TGTATGGCGGAAAAAAAGGTGACATGAGTAAATCCCGAAGAGATTATAAATAAAACAGATAGGACTGTATAAACCTAGCAAAACATAAACATTAACAATAACAAAACAAAACCAAAATGGCAAGATTTATTTCTATTTCCGTTGTTGGAGGCGCAGACGCTTTTGAAGACGGGCAACATCTAATTAATACAGACTCAGTAATTACAGTTACTTCTGGTGATGAAGCAGGATCTAACGAGGGTACTAAAACTACTATTCATACTGATTCTCCTGTTCTTAATACAGTAGTATTAACTCATGGTACAGAAACTACTCCATCCGTTAGAGATGCTATTAACTCAGCTCTTACTGCTAATCCAGGAGGTGTAAAATCAACAGTTGGACTTCCTAGCGGAATTGCTGTAACTGACTTTGCTGTACTTTAATGAGTAAGTCAAAAGGTCTTGGTGATTCAATTGAAAAATTTACAAAAGTTACCAGGATAAAAAATGTAGTAGATAGAGTCGCAGAGGGTTTAAATATCCCCTGCGGCTGTTCTGCACGCAAAGAAAAATTAAATAAAATGTTTCCTTATAAATAATGGCTTTTAAACTAAACACACCTCCTTATAAATTAGACAACACCCCTATATACAGTGTTGATTTAGGTAAAAATATTTTAGGAAAAGCTAATAATAATGGAACTATATTAATAAATAAAGATTTAAATCCTAATCAAATTGACAAAGTAGTTGATCATGAAATGGTTCATATAGATCAATTTAAAAGAGGTGATTTAAATTACGATGAAAATAATGTTTACTGGAAAGGTAAAACTTATTCAAGAAATAAAATGAAAGAGGGCGCAAAAAATTTGCCCTGGGAAAAAGAAGCTTACGATAAAGCTTAAATTATGTTTAAATTATTATTAGGCCTACTAAAAGGCGGCGATGGCAGAAAGTCAGTAGCTGGTAACTTAGCGTGGGAAATAAGAGAAGCAATTAAGGGCAAAGAATTAGACCCTAATGAAATAATAGAATTGCAAACTAAAATAAATGAAATTGAAGCTGGCCATAGAACAGTGTTTGTGGCTGGATGGCGTCCATTTATAGGATGGGTTTGCGGGGTAGCATTAGCATATAACTTCGTAATAAGAGATTTATTTATTTGGATAACAAAAACAGCCGATGCTCCTCCGGCGTTACAAATGGAGCATTTAATGACAGTTTTATTAGGAATGCTTGGTCTTGGCGGATTAAGAACCTTTGAAAAAATAAAAGATAAAGTAAAATAATTTAATTAAATTTAATCAAATGAGTACAAAAGAAAAAAAAGTAACCGAAGAGCAATTAGCTAAAATTAAAGAGCAACAAACCTCAATGAATAATAAGTTAAGAGACATTGGGTTTATTGAAAATCAAAAACATGTATTACTACATGAATATGCCGGGCTTGAACAAGATATGGAAGCCTATAAAAAAGAGTTAGAAAAAGAATACGGCGCTATTAGCATTGATCTTGAAACAGGTGTTTATAAAGAAATAGAAAACACCGAAGAAAAAGAAAAGTAAAATGGATAGTGTTATAAGAAAAATCAGCATCGGCTCTGATTATAAAAATGATGCTATGCATTACTCCGTAGGCCAAGAGGTATATGGAGGACACAAAATAGCTTATATCATATTCGACGATACTGATAGTTCTTATAATATTTTTATAAAAAAGAACAACGAAGTGTTGCCATGGAAAAAATTTAATTCTAACATGGCTATATCAGTTGAATATAATTTAGAATATGAATAGCGTTTACGATTTTATTGTTGAACCTATTGGGGAAAGATATAATAACACAACTAAAGTAAACGATAAAGAATTAATTTTAAATTGTAATATAGAATCTTTTAAGTTTATAAATAGGCTTGCAAAAGTAATAGCTGTTCCTAAAGCATATAATACACCTATTAAAAAAAATGATGAGATTATAATTCATCATAACGTATTCAGAAGATATTACGATATAAGAGGCAAAGAAAAAAACAGTAGCAAATATTTTAAAGACAATCTTTATTTTTGTCAGCCTGATCAAGTATATCTTTATAAAAAAAATAATAAATGGCAGTCATTTATGAATAGATGCTTTGTTAAGCCTTTATTAAATAATGACAATACAAGCTTAGAAAAAGAGCAAAAGCATATTGGTATACTTAAATATGGCAATAGCTCCTTAAAAGCGCTTGAAATCAATCCTGGAGACATCGTAGGGTTCACTCCTAATAGTGAATGGGAGTTTATAATAGATAATGAAAGATTGTATTGTATGAAATCTAATGATATTGTTATTAAATATGAACGTAAAAAAGACCAAACTGAATATAATCCAAGCTGGGCAAAAAGCAGTTGAAGAATTAATTAAAGTGGCTAAAGAGGCAATTGTGGATTCAGAAGATGATATATCAGCAGATAGATTAAAAAATGCGGCAGCTACCAAAAAATTAGCAATATTTGATGCATTTGAAATACTTTCAAGAATAGAAACTGAAGAAAAGTTATTAGAAGATAAAAATACTAATCAAAAAACTTTTGGAGGTTTTGCTGAAACAAGATCAAAATAATGTATAAGCAAACACTATATTCAGTTATATCTGATTATGTAAAGCCTAATATATTAAAGAAAAAAAATAAACAAAAAAGCTGGGAATACGGGTATAACAAAGAGCACGATTTAATAATAATAAGTAAAACAGGCGAGCTCGGCGAAGTATATAACATTCAAGGCTTAAAAATAGGTCTACCATTAATACATAAGTGCTTTAAAAGATCAAATAAAAAAGCTGAACAATATTGGCAAAAATTTGATTATCCTAAGCAATTAAAAAAAATTAAAAGTGTTTTTGACTGGAATAATTATCCAGACAATTTTAAAGAACAATGGTACGATTATATAGAAAATGAATTTAAATATAGAGAAGAGGGGTTTGCGTTTTATAATAACGGCAATGAAACTTACATTACTGGTACTCATTACATGTACTTGCAATGGACTAAAATTGACGTTGGGGCCGCTGAATTTAGAGAGTCCAATAGGCTATTCTACATTTTTTGGGAAGCCTGCAAGGCAGATAGTAGATGTTACGGAATATGCTATCTTAAAAACAGACGGTCTGGGTTTAGCTTCATGGCATCGAACGAAACTGTTAACCAAGCTACAATATCAAGCGATGCAAGATTTGGAATTTTATCAAAAACTGGGGCTGATGCCAAAAAAATGTTTACCGATAAAGTTGTTCCCATATCAACCAATTACCCTTTCTTCTTCAAGCCCGTTCAAGACGGTATGGATCGCCCCAAAACAGAGCTTGCTTACCGAGTGCCCGCCTCTAAACTAACTCGGCGTAAGATAGAAGTGGGCGAACAATTAGCGGACATTGATGGGCTTGACACTACAATCGACTGGAAAAATACAGGCGATAACTCATATGATGGAGAAAAATTAAAGCTTTTAGTGCATGATGAATCTGGCAAATGGGAAAGACCAGATAATATAATTAATAACTGGAGAGTCACTAAAACAACATTAAGGCTTGGAAGTAGAGTAGTTGGTAAATGTATGATGGGCTCTACATCAAATGCTTTAGACAAAGGAGGCGAAAACTTTAAAAAATTGTATGAAGGATCAGACGTTACAAAACGAAACCGCAATGGGCAGACTAGCTCAGGATTATATTCTTTGTTCATACCTATGGAATGGAATTACGAAGGATTCATTGATATGTTTGGATTACCTGTGTTCGACACTCCAGAAAAACCGGTAAAAAGTATTGACGGAAGTTGGATAGAAACAGGTGTAATTGATTATTGGATTAATGAAGTTGACGGATTAAAAAAAGATCAAGATGCTTTAAACGAGTTTTACAGACAATTCCCGCGTACTACTCAACACGCTTTTAGAGATGAAACAAAGCAATCTTTATTTAATCTAACTAAAATATACGAGCAGATAGATTATATTGAAGAAATAAAATATACCGGTCTTATAACGCAAGGTAATTTTCAATGGCAAGGAGGAATTAAAGATTCATTAGTTGAATTTCAACCTAATAACAACGGAAGATTTTTTATTTCATGGGTGCCTCCACAAAGTATGCAAAATAGATCTATATCTAAAGGCAATATAAGATACCCTGCTAATGAGCATTGCGGAGCTTTTGGATGTGACAGTTACGATATATCAGGAACAGTAGATGGAAGAGGATCAAAAGGATCATTACACGGGCTTACAAAATTTACCATGGAAGACATTCCGCCTAATCATTTCTTTTTAGAATATATATCAAGACCTGATAATGCTGAAATATTTTTTGAAGATGTATTAATGGCATTAGTATTTTACGGAATGCCTTTGTTAGCAGAAAATAATAAACCACGATTATTATATTATTTAAAAAGAAGAGGTTATAGAGGGTACTCTATGAATCGCCCAGATAAAGTTTATAATAAACTATCGATTACAGAAAAAGAAATTGGTGGGGTGCCTAACTCAAGTGAAGATATGAAACAAGCTCATGCAGCTGCTATAGAATCATATATTGATGCTCATGTAGGTTTTAACGGTGAAACGCATGGAGATTTGTATTTTACGCGCACATTGAATGACTGGGCTAAATTTAATCTTAACAACAGAACAAAGCATGATGCGTCTATAAGTTCTGGTCTAGCTATAATGGCTTGCAATAAAAATAAATATGCTCCGGTAGCTAAAAGAACATTTCAGCCGGTAAATTTAGGAATAAGAAGATATAATAATGATGGAGTTACATCAAAAATAATTTAAATACATGATTAACACTAACTATAACAGTTCATTCCCAGATCAGGTAGTACCTGATTCAGTAAAGAATAGTTATGACTATGGTATACAAGTAGGGCGGGCTATAGAAAACGAATGGTTTAGGCAAGACATCGGCGGCGACAGATATTTACAAAATTTTCAAAATTATCATAGGTTAAGATTGTATGCTAGAGGTGAACAGCCCGTACAAAAATATAAAGATGAATTATCTATTAATGGCGATTTATCTTATTTAAATTTAGATTGGAAAATTGTA